TTAAATAGAGGTATGGAAGTGTGTGATGAGGCTATGGTCATAGGATTTACTATGGGAAATAGCACAGAAATAAGTTCATGGGTTAGATGGCTATTTAAGTTTTGTGCTAGATACATATACCCTAAAGGATATAAATTTAACGAACATGATCTTTTAGAGTTTGAGAAAGGCTTTGTTTACGGGTATACCAGACCAAATAAGAATATACATCTAACAGAGTTTAATAAATCTGAAACTATTTCAGCTATTCGTGAAAAATGGGGAATAAATCTTATAAATATATAGACTATAATAGAAGTATACATTATAGCTATGATGAAAGATATACAATTGATAAGCATATAAATAATTAGATAAGTAATATAGACTATATCTGACCCACCCAACAGTTATATAATAACATATAAAAAGCAGTAATACAAGGAAAAAGGTAATAAAGATGTCAACAAAAATCTATACACAACCATTAAAAACGAATACTCGAAGATGGACTGATTTGGATTTAGATTTCGTGGCGCATCCTGTTACTAAGGATATTATATTCAAGACAGACGTTGAAGCGGTCAAACGGTCTATAAGGAATCTGATTCTCACTAATCGCTATGAGCGTCCGTTCCAACCTGATATTGATGGCGGAGTGACCCGATATTTATTTGAACTAGCGACACCCCATACTAAGCACGACATTGAATCTGCTATCAAAACTTGTATATCAAACTTTGAACCTAGAGCTGAAGTTATTTCTGTTTATATCGGTCAAGATACATCAGCAGGTGTGGTATTAAATGGCGACTTAGATAGGAATGGATTTGATGTGACGATAAATTTTAGAGTTGTGAATACACCAGATCCAGTAACAATCGAATTATTTTTAGAGCGATTGCGATGATAACACATAAACATCACATAATACCAAAACACGCTGGTGGTAGTGACCATTCTGATAATATTATCAGATTAACAATACCAGAACACGCAGATGCTCATAAGAAACTTTTTGAGAAAAACGGTATGTGGCAAGATGAACTTGCTTGGAGAGGACTATCAGGACAAATCAGTTGTGCAGAAGCAATTAAAGAAGCACAGATAAAAGGCAATTCGGGTAATAAGCATAAACTTGGTTATATAACTCCTGAAACAACTAAGAAACGAATTAGTAACTCTTTATTAGGAAGTAAACATTCAGAGGAACACAGACTAAATAATAGTAATGCACATAAAAATGTAAGCCATTCTGCAAATCATATTAAGAATAGAACTAATGCTCTCAAAAAATCATATAAAATTACATTTCCAGATGGGAAAATTGAAATAATAACAGGACTTAAAGATTTTGCAAATAAACATGGACTACATTATAGTAATTTGTGTAAAGCTGCAAACAGGAAAAATACTTATAAACAATATAATATAAAGAAACTTGACAATGCCAGCATCCAATAAACTAGCAATCACAGATTTAGAATTTGATACAATCAAAGGAAATTTGAAATCATTTCTCCAGGCACAGAGTCAATTTCAAGATTACGATTTTGAAGGAGCCGGAATGTCTGTACTTGTTGATCTTCTTGCTTACAATACTCACTACATGGGTTACTATGCAAATATGTTGGGCAATGAGATGTTTTTGGATTCAGCATCATTGAGAGAGTCAGTAGTATCTCATGCAAAACACCTCAATGTTATTCCAACATCCAGAAGAGCTGCTAAGGCATATTTAAATTTCACATTTACTCCTTCTGGTTCACCTACTTATTTGACGATTGCAAAAGATACAAAGTTCTTTACGAGCATTAGTGGTGTCTCTTATAATTTCACAACAAATAAAACTACTTCAATTCCCCGTTCAACTTCTGGTACATATACTACAACGGGTGTAGAAATTATTGAAGGAAAAATTCTAAGTCGTTCTTACACAGTAAATGGTGCTGACGCTACTCAGAGATTTATTATTCCAAATGCAAATGTAGATACTACGACTATCACAGTCAATGTTCAGACTTCAGTGGGAGACTCAACTGTTGCGACTTATAATGATGGAAACTCTTATGATGTAACCACCATCAGAGGATTTGATAAAGTTTATTTCCTACAAGAGATTGAAGGACAAAAGTATGAATTAACTTTTGGCGATGGTTCTGTAGGAAAACAATTATCAGATGGAAATATTATTTTTATTGAGTATGTTGTTACAACTGGAACAGCTGCAAACCTGGCTTCAACTTTTACTGCTTTGGGTTCTGTTGCTGGTTTGAATTCTGCTGACTATGTTTTAACAACACATACAAATGCAACAGGTGCTGCAGATATTCAAACTATTGAGTCTTTACAATTTCAAGCACCCAAGTTATTCGCAGCACAAGGAAGAGCTTGTACTAAAGAAGATTATAAAGCAATTGTTTTAGACAGTAGATCAGATATTGAATCCATTGTTGTTTATGGTGGAGAGGATGCATCACCAGTACAATATGGAAAAGTTTTTATTGCTGTAAAACCTTTTGGTAATAATGTTTTTAGTAATGTATCAAAAGAAAATATTAAATCATCTATATTACAAAAAACAAATATGGTAACAGTTATACCAGAGATCATTGACCCTATATTCTTTTATTTACTAATTGACACAACAGTAAATTATGACCCTGTTTCTAACTTGACTGATGAGGAAACACTCAAAACAAATATCAATACATCCATACAAAATTATCTGCAAACTAATCTTGAAAAGTTTGACCAGAAATTCCGTTATTCAAAATTGGTACAAGATATAGATAATACGGGTGATGCAATTAGGAATAGTAAATCAACAATAAAATATCGACAGTTGATAACACCAGTAGTTATGAATGCTCCTGTTACATACACATTAAACTTTAATAACGAAATAGAAAAAGGTAGTATAAAATCTACATCATTTGTTGCTTCTGATGGTAATACATATTCTATGGTTGACGATTCTGCTGGTGTAATTAAACTTGCAAGAACAACAGCTGGGGTTCTTCTCACTCCAGCAATTTATTTTGTTCAAACGGATGGTTCAAATCAACAGGGTTCAATAGACTATACGACAGGTCAAGTGATTCTGACAAACTTAAATCCTTCATCAATATCTGATGGAACGATTAATATAAAATTGACAGTCACTCCAGAACAAAATAACAGTGACATCATACCATTAAGAGAACAATTATTAACTTACGATGTTGCTGACACAGAAGCTATTACTATTTCTATGGTAGCGGAAACAATAATTTAATATGGCACTAGTAAACCCAAATCAACCAATTCATCCTGCTTTTGATGAAAGAATAAGTGTAAAGGTAGAAGGACAGTTGCCTGCATTTGTAAAACAAGACCATTCTACATTTGTTGCTTTCATGGAAGCTTACTATGAGTATATGGAGCAAACTGGTAAGCCTTATGAAATTATTGGCAATCTACATCACTACAATAATATTGATAAGACTACTGATGATTTTCTGAATTATTTCAAAAACCAATTTGGTAGAGATATACCTCACACGATTTTTGAAAATTCTAATAAACCATTTGTACTAAAACATCTTAGAGATTTTTATCGTACTAAGGGAAGTGAAAAATCATTTCAATTTCTTTTTAGATTATTATATAAAGAAGAAATAGATTTTTATTATCCTGGCAGAGATATGCTTCGGGTGTCTGATGGAAGATATACTAAGAACAGTATAATAAGAGTTATTGATTCATCTGGAACTGATGCTATATTTACAATAGTAGGAAAAAAGATTACAGGCAATAGTTCGGGTGCGACAGCTGTTGTTGAAACAGTGTTGAATGAAAATATAGGTTCATTTGTTGCATCTACTGTTTTTCTTTCTAGTATTTTGGGTGTATTTTCTGTAGGTGAAATTATTTCTGATGGCACCAGTTCTTTTACTACTGGTGGAATGATAACAAGTTATGCCATTACAGGTCTGGGTAATAACTATGTACTTGGTGATATTGTTCCTGTTACTGGTGGTGGTAATGCTAGTGGAAGTTTTATATCGATAAGTGAATTGACTTCTGGTAAGGTTACGACTACTACTATTGTTTCTGGTGGGACAGGATATGTTGTAGGTGATAAACTTACAATAAGTAATTGGAATGCTTTTGCAATTGATGGAAGAAGTGCTAGTATACTTGTTAAAACTGTCGATGGTTCTGGAACAATAACAGCATTAGAAATTGAACATTCTGGCAGAGGATATACTTCTGTTCCAACAATTTCAGGTGGTGGAACAGGAACAGGTGCAAATATAACTTTAGCTGGTTGGGGTATTGGTGGTGTTAAAACTTTGAATATTGTTAATGGTGGATATGGGTTTTCCGAGAATGTTACGTTGGACTTTTCTTCTTTAGGTGATGGGACTGCGACAGGTATAGCATCCGTTGGTGCATATGAAGATAATTATCAAAAAGGATTCACTACTAATGATGGATTTCTTTCTGGTGCAAAATATATTCAGGATAGTAAATATTATCAAGCGTTTTCTTATGTATTAACTACTAGCAAGACAGTTGATAAGTGGAGGGATTCTGTAAAACGATTAGCACATCCTGCTGGATTGTCATTATTCGGAAACTTGGAAATTGTTTCTTTAATTACGACAGGCTTTAAGATTACTGGAATACCACAGCGTAGAGATTATAAAATTATTTTCCATGCAGGTGAATCAACTCCTGTCGTATTAGATTTAAGGGTTGACAGTTGTACACCTTGGTTATTAGACCCGCCAGGAATTGTTCCAAAAGTATTCTATCCTGTGAATGACGGTACATTTTATCATGCTGCAACGAAATGTCAAATATATGAGAAAGATTTAGCAATACAATATCTCACAACATTTTCAAGTGAAGATTATCTACAGATAAGTGAGTCTGAAACTTTACCACCTAATCCAGATATTGAGATGGGACTTATTACTCAATCAGTAATTCTAAAAACAGATATTGAAGATTGGGGAGATTTACATAGCAGAGCACAAATGAGATTGGGCCCTATTAGAAAAACTCTTGACCAACAGAAATTTAATAAGTTTGGTGGGTTTAGTCAAGAGATTGGTGTTGGAACTGAATCAGGTACAACAATAAATAGTTTCAGAGAAACTTTAATAGATGATTATATTTATGCTAGGGGAATAAAAACTAAATTGGTTATGAATTCTACTGTTACTAAATATACAAATGGAGCAGAAAACACATCATTACCTCCAAGTTAAAAAATGTCTTATAAATACAAATAAGTATTATAAATATACAAAAAAGTAAATAACAATAAAAGGAACAACTAATTATGAGTGCTATTATACACGACGGCTTTAGAAAATTCAATGCAGATAATTTTATTGATTTTATTGACGGTACACCAAAAGTATTGTATCTGGGTATTGGAAAGCCCACACCTTGGTCTGGTAATAGTATTGGTGAATATGCTGATGCTTCTGTTGGTAATCCATATTCTGATACTGTTATCCCTGTTCCCATTGATACCACAGTAGCTCCATATTTGCATTATGCAGATTTGTTAGCTGTTAAAAAGATTAATTCTCCAAGTACCTCTCATGTACTTAAAAGAATTGATTGGACATCGGGTACAGTTTATGTTGAATATAATCATAATACAAACAATCTTATAGATGTAGACTTTTTTGTAATGACCGATCAATATAATGTGTACAAGTGTATCAGTAATTATAGTGGTGCTGCGTCTGTAGTTAAACCAACAGGACAATCAGAAAATATTATCGAAACATCAGATAATTATAGATGGAAATTCATGTTTGAAATTCAACAGGCAGATGTATTGACCTTTGTTACTCCCGATTGGATTCCAGTAAATTCTCCAGGCACAGCTAATCAATCAAACCAACAAAATGTAGAGAGTACTGCTGTTGATGGTGCGTTAGACCAAATATCTGTAACAGCCGGTGGAACTAATTATAAAAGTAATGTTGGTACTTCAGCTGCAACAGGAACAGTCAATACAATTAAATTAGCATCTGGTTCTGGAGATCATCTTGTCGATGACCAATATAATAATATGACTGTATATATTTCTGCTGGAACCGGAGAAGGACAATTTAGTACTATTAGTGATTATGTTGGTGCAGATCAAATTGCTACTGTTTCACCTGCGTGGGCATTAGCAACTGATAGTACAAGTGTTTATCAAGTTATGCCTGCTGTTACACTTGTAAGTACTACCTCAACTTCTACTGCAACAGCAAGAGTATCAAGTGTGATTGGAGGAGTCATTAAAAAAGTTTCTACAATTGCTGTCGGTGCTGGATATAGAAGTGCTACAGCAACGATTACTAGTGGTGGTGGTACAGGTGCAACAATTTTTCCAATCATAGGCCCTGCTGGTGGACATGGTAAAGATTCTGTATCAGAACTCGGTGGTGCTTTTGTTATGTTGAATACAAGACTTATTGGTTTTGAGGGTGGTATAGTTCCCATTAACGATGATTTTAGAAAAGTTCATTTAATAGTAGACCCAAAATTAGCAGCGGATGATACAATAGCAACAGCATCCGTTATACTTGGTAGTGATCTTAAAGTTGGTTCTGGTTCTATAATTTATTCAGAGTTTAGAGCACCGATTAACAGAGCAGCTGATTCTACTGAAGATATAAAATTAGTTGTTGAATTTTAAGTATATAAATAATTAAAAGAAAATTAAAGGTACTTTATGTCTGATAATAATATTACAATAAATACGAATCAAAGTCCGTACTTTGATGATTTCGATGAAGCCAAAAACTATCATCAGGTTTTATATAGACCATCATTGCCCGTACAGGCTCGTGAACTTTCTACACAACAGAGTATAATTAGAGATCAAATAAAAAGATTCGGCGACCATGTATTTGAAAATGGTAGCCGTGTATCTGGTGGTGAGCTATTTATTGATACTGAATATAACTATGTTAAGTTACAAGCAAATTATAATGGTGTAGCAATCGACCCTTCCTTGTTGAGTGGAAAGACTATTGTTGGTAATTTATCTGGTTCAACTGCAAAGGTAGTTAACTTTGCAGCGTCCAATGTAAACACAGGCGACCCTGATACAATATGGGTAAAGTATCTTACTGGTTCTTCATTAACAGATAAGGTTCAATCAATAGCAATAACTAATTTTGGTTCAGGGTTTACCTCTGCACCTACTGTAGCTATTACTGGTGGTGGTGGAAGTGGTGCTGCAGCAACTGCAATTCTTAGTGCTGAACAAACTGTTATTGGAATTGATATTATACAAAAAGGTAGTGGTTATACATCTGCACCTACGGTTACTATTAATGGTGGTGGTGGCGCAAATGCACAAGGAACATCAAATCTAAATTCTGCTGCATTGTTTTTGGGTGGTGAAAGAATTACTGCAACAGATTTTTCAGTATCAGTATTAGCTGCTAGTTCATCTCCAACAGGAAAAGGTTCTGCTGTTTCAAACGACGCTGGTCATTATTACTTTAACGGAAACTTTATACGAGCAGAGGCCGGTACTCTAATATTAGATAACTATACAAATACACCTTCATATAAAATTGGATTTCAAATTTCTGAAACAATTGTTGGTTCTGGTTCTGATGTATCATTACTAGATAATGCACAGGGTTCTTATAACTTTGCTGCTCCAGGCGCTGACCGACTAAAGTTTCAACTTACGCTCACAAAGAAAACTTTAACGTCAACAGATGATACAGATTTCATTGAAGTACTTAGGTTGGAAGATGGTATTAGAAATGTTGATAACACTTATCCTATATATTCTGTTTTAGAAGAAACTTTCGCAAGAAGGACTTTTGATGAATCAGGAAGTTATACGGTAAGACATTTTCCACTTCAGTTAAAACTTTCAACCAACGATCAAATATCTCAATCAGAAAATGATAAATTGTTTGTAGCTAGATTAGACCCAGGCAAAGCATATATTCAGGGACATGAATTTAAAACATTAGTTTCTTCTGATGTAACAGTAGACCGTGCTAGAGAATTTGTTAATGTAAATAATTTTGATCGTGTTATGCAGTATGGTAATTTTGCTATTGTTACAAGTCTGTCAGGATTGTATGATATATCAACTCATGCTATTGTGGATTTGCATAGTGTGGTTCATGCAAGTTTAACATTAACAGCAGAAGTTGACTACACTGGTACAAAAATTGGTACAGCAAGAGTTAGACAGTTAACACAGACTGCTTATAGTGGCCCTCATAAAATGTATCTCTACGACATTACAATGTCATCTGGTGATTTCGGAGATGTTAAGAGTATTATCATTCCTGAATCTCCTTTATCTGGAGCTATAACAGTTAATGCAAAATGTAATATTGATGACACTGGAAGAGTTGGTGGTGTCTCAGGTGGTGATGCAAAATTGTTTGAAACATCTGATAACTCAATGGTTTTCAAATTACCACAGAATACAATTAAAACAATTCGTGATGATTCTGGTTCTATTGATACCAGTTATACAATACAGAGAACCTTTTCAAATGTTGCAGTAGCTTCAGGTCAATGTGTTTTAACATCTGGCGGTTCAAACGAAACATTTTTTGGAACTGGTTTGATAAGTGCGACAATTGCTGACCAATATTATCACGGAACAGATGATAATGGAGCTGTTATAGACCTCAATACAAATTCACCTGCCCAAGCAACAGTTACAGTTGCTGCTAATGGACAATCAGTTACAATTTTTATTGGTAATTCTGGTGTAGGTGCAACATATAATTTTATTGTTACGATGAATATTGATACTAAACAAGAAAGAATTAAATCACTTGTTAAGAATGGTACTTCAGCAATTGCAGTACCTACTACAGTATCACTTGGATTTTCTTCTCTTGTTAAATCAGACGTAAATTCAATTAAAGCAATTTATGATTCTGGCAGTCTTGCTGTCGATGCAATACCTCCTACGTTGACCGTTTCTGGTGCAACTGGAACTTTCATTGCTGGTGAAACTATTACAGGCGGAACCTCTGGTGCAAAGGGAACAGTTATCGCACATACCCCATTGACCACAATTACTTTTGTTGTTACTTCAGGTGCTTTTACTGGAACAGAAACTATTACTGGCACAACATATAACGCAACGATGGTTAGTATTGTAGATGGTGATACAGAGAGTAAAGAGTTTTGGACATTGGATAATGGACAGCGAGATAACTTTTACGACCATGGCAGACTCCAATTAATGGGGACAGCTCCAACGGGTAAATTACTTGTTGTTATGGATTACTTTACTCATAGTGGTTCTGGTTATCTTTCAGTAGATTCATATACTGCTGCAACTGGTTATGATAATGTTCCCATCTTTACTAGTCCTATTAGTGGTAACACTCTAGAATTGAGGGATTGTATTGATTTTCGTCCAAGGCGACAAGATGGTGCAAGCAGTACACTGCTGGATGGTATTGAATTGCCTTATCCAAATCTTAATTGGCAGGCAGATTATAGTTACTACCAACCACGAATTGATACTATATATGTAAGCAAAGATAAAAAGTTCGGTGTTCATAAAGGTGTTGCTTCTGATAATCCTGTCCCTCCATATAAATTGGATGGTACGATGAATCTTTGGGAAATTAAAATCCCAGCATATACCTTTAACCCCAGTGATATTATATCGGAGTATATAGAAAATAAAAGATATACGATGAAAGATATTGGTAAGTTAGAAAAACGACTTAACAATGTTGAATATTATACAGCTCTTACTTTACTTGAGAGAGATGCAGAATCTTTGGTTATCAAAGATGGAAATGGTCTTGATAGATTTAAGAATGGTATTATTGTAGACGACTTTGCTGGACATAGAGTTGGTGATGTTTTAAGTACAGATTACAAATGTGCTATTGATTTTCAGAAAAGAGAGTTACGACCTTCATTCCTTTCTAATGTTGCTGACTTAAAGATTGCGTTTTCTGGTGACTTATCAGAGGGTGTACAGTTAACTGGTGATTTGATTACATTACCATTTGTAGAAAAAGTTTTTCTTTCTCAAACTCAAGCAACTTCATTCTCTAGTGTAAATCCGTTTGATGTTCAGCATTGGATGGGTGTGTTGGAATTGAGTCCCCCGGGCGATGTTTGGGTTTCAAAAAATAATAGACCAGAAGTTATCGTTAATGCAACAGGTGAGAACGATGCTTGGCAGTCTCTTGCTCAAACTGGTCTTGGATGGGGAAGTCAATGGAGTGATTGGCAAGATATTGGTACAGGAAGAAATGAAAGAGTCGTTGACCGAGGCACAGCAAATTGGCAGGGACGAGCACTAGTTCAGAGGCAGACTTTCGCTGTAGACCAACTTCAATCAAGACAAGGTATCAGAACAGAAATTGTTGGTTCTGAAACAGTTAACGTAAGCCTTGGTGAAAGAATTGTTGATTTGAATGTATTACCTTTTATTCGAGCTCAAGATATTACTGTTACGGTTACTGGTATGAAACCAAATACAAGAGTATATCCGTTCTTTGATAAAACAGACATTGCAGCATATTGTACTCCGTATGGTGGTGTTTTAGGTGATGCAATTTACACTGATGACGCTGGTTCAGTTTCTAATTTAAATTTTAGTTTGCCTTGTCCAGATTTGGCACAAGAGCAAGTTCCACCATTGTTAATATTCAGAACTGGTGAAAGACAATTTTTACTAACTGATGATTCTAATGGTAACTTAGAAACTGCAAGTACATTTTCTTCTGCTGCTTTCCATGCACAGGGATTGTTGGCAACAGAACAAGAGGTTATTCTTTCTTCACGGATACCTAGACTTCATGTTGGACAATTAGGAAGTGCGGATGAAGCAATTGTAACAACAAGACGATTTGATAGAAATGTTGTTATTGGTTGGGCTGCACCTCCTGGCGGTGGTGATCCTCTTGCACAAACATTTTTTATTGATCCTAATCTTTATCCAAATGGAATTTACTTATCAAGTGCAGATTTATATTTTAAAACTGTAGATGAAGGAAATATTCCTTGTAACATTTCTATTAGGTCAACTGAAGCTGGTTATCCAACTTTATCAGTAGCACCATTTTCTGATGTAAGTAAATTACCAGCAGAAATAAATGTTAGTGAGGACGGTTCCGTTTTAACTAACTGGTTGTTTCCTTCACCAGTATATTTATCTCCTGGCGAGTATGCAATTGTTATTATGTCAAACAGTAGTAAGTATGAATGTTTTCTTGCAGAGCTTGGACAGAATATTATTGGTACTAATAGAAGAGTTTCTAAACAACCTGCATCGGGTGTTTTATTTAAATCACAAAATGCAAGTACTTGGCAACAAAATCAAAATCAAGATTTAACTTTTAGATTAAATCGTTGTTCATATACTATAGCAGGAACTCATGAAGCTGTATTTAATAATTTCAATACTTATGAAATGAAAATGGATGTTATGCAATTAACACCACAGGAATTGAGAGTGGATAATACCAGTATTGATTGGGCGGTAAAAACAACCAACGAATCAACAGGTGTGTTGTCAACTTCATATGTTAATACTATTCCAAGTAAAAACCATGAATTTAATAGTCAACAAACGATTAAGACCCCTGCTGGTTCATTTGTTGCACGAGCAACCTTAGCATCAACAAGTGACCATATAAGTCCTGTTCTTGATGTAAAGAGGTTGGGTGTAATTGCAGTTGAAAATATTATTAATAATCTTGCTACGAATGAAACTAATAGTTCTGGTGGTGATGCAACAGCAAGATATATCTCAAGAAGAGTGACACTTTCAGATGGTTTTGATGCATCAGATTTAACAACATATTTGACGATGAATAAACCAGCTGGAACAAATGTATATGTGTATTACAAAATATTGTCACAATTTGACCCAGAAACTTTTGATGAGAAAAACTGGATTGTTATGGAACAAACAACATCATTAGCAACGGTTTCATTAGATGCTAATGTATTTTTGGAATATCAATTTGACCCATCAGGTGGAAATCTGAACTACACCAGCAATGGTGCAACATATACATCATTTAAAACATTTGCAATTAAAATAGTTATGACAAGTAATGATACAACTAAGGTTCCAAGGATTTCAGATTATAGAACAGTAGCAATGGCATGAACGAAACTAAGTTTATTAGGGATACTGTTTCCAAGGCGGTACTAAATACTGATGTAAATGCATTGGAACAATATAAGTTAGCAAGAGATAGAAAGATAAAAGAAAAAAATATTATTGAGGGTTGTGTAGATGATATAAATAGTTTAAAAGATGATATGCAAGAAATCAAAAAACTTTTACTAAAGTTAAGCGAGAAATAATATGGCAAAGAGAGTTCAAAGACGAAGAGGAACAACTGTAGACCATTCTACCTTTACAGGCGAAGAAGGTGAATTGACGGTTGACATCACTGTTGATACTGTAGTCGTACATGACGGTATTACTGTTGGTGGACATCCATTAAGTAGAGCAGATGGTAGCAATCTTAATTTGTTAAACTCCATTGGTGTACCAGAATTAAATCTTTCAGATGGAAATACTGGATATGTTCTGCAAACAGATGGTGCAGGAACTATAAGTTTTACAAATGTACCAGATGTTTCTGGTTCATCTGTTGGCGGTGACTTATCAGGTACAGTTGGTAATGCACAGATAGTCTCTGGTTCTGTCGGTATTCCAGAATTAAATCTTTCAGATGGAAATGCTGGTCAAGTACTTTCTACAGACGGCGCAGGAACTATAAGTTTTACTAGTCAAACTGATGTCTCTGCTTCAGCTATCGGTGGTGACTTATCAGGTACAATTGGTAATGCACAGATAGTTGCAAACACGATTGGTGTTGCGGAGTTGAATGTTGCAGCAGATGGTTCTTCTGGACAAGTGTTAGCTACTAATGGTACAGGTGATTTCTTCTTTACAACTAATACTGGTAGTATGGGTGCTAGTTCTTCTACCTTTGTAGAAAACAATTTTGCAGGCGATGATGTTACAACAGTATTTACTTTAAGTCTGCCTGTATTGATTGAAGAATCAATTTTAGTTTTTATTGATGGTGTAGCACAACCAACAGCTTCTTATAATTTACCAACAACAACGACCATTGATTTTATTAGTTCTCCACCAGCTACTGATTCAGATATCAGAGTCTTACATTTAGGTATTGCTTCTGAAATTTTAGACAATACTATTAATGGTGCTAAGATAGCAATGGGTGCGGATGTTACGGGTGATATGATTTATTTTAATGGTACAGATTACCGAAGATTGGGAATCGGAACAGCTGGTCAACATCTTGCGGTTAACTCTGGTACTTCCGCTCCTGAATGGGTTAACAGTGTAACAGTAGGTGGTGGTCAGGTATTGCAAACACAATTTGTAAATAAATCTGATATTTTTGAAGCTACTGTAAATTTTAATGCTTATCAAGATGTTCCTGGCTTGACCAAAACTATTACACCATCACTTGCTACTAGTAAAATATTTTTGAGTGGAACTGTAATGGCTTCTATTAATACAAAAACTCTTTGTGTTAGAATTATGAGGTCAATCAATAGTGGTGCATTTGTAGAGGTTGGTTCGGGTGATACCGCAGGTGTTAGAAATACAGCACACTCTTCTATTTTAATGAGTGGTGGTTCTGTTGGGCCAGATCCAATGTCAATTCATTTCGTTGATAGTCCAAATACACTTTCTAGTGTTGAGTATAAATTACAATTAAAAGATGATGCTGATATTGGTCAATGGTGGATAAATTCACCCATTAATAATCCAAATGCTGCGACTAGTAGTGTACGGACTAATAGTGGATTCACCCTACAAGAGTTATCATAAAGAAATTAAAAAGGAAAAACCATGGCATTACAATATATAACAAAGAATATTCTAAAACGTGATTCTGGTGAAGCTTTATTAGAATTACCATATGATATTGGATTCATTGCTGGTTATGATTTTGAAACACTCAAGTCAGATATACTAATTCAAACATACGGTGTATTAATAATGGCTAGGCCTGGAAAATTTGTAGGTGATATTGGACATCTTGAAACACAATGTACTGGTACATCATTAATATGTGATGTTTTAAAAAATGATGTAACGATATATTCTTCAAAACCCCAATTCGCAGTAAGTACTTCAGATATGTCTGTTGGTGTATTATCAACAACGACATTTGTTTCTGGTGATCGTATAACTTTTAAAGTTACACAAATTGGTTCTTCTGCTCCGGGGCAGGGTTTACGATTTATGTTAAAATGTAAGGTATAATATATGTCATTTGTTAATCATGGTAGACACATTGGTACTGTTGGTGTAGCACAACCAGAAACTATAGGTGGCATAGAAACCTATTATGGTGGATTTAAAATTCATACATTCTTAACTTCTGGAACATTTGAATACTCTGGTAGTTCTAAAACTTTAACATCACAGGTTCTTGCTGTCGCTGGTGGCGGCGGTGGCGGAGGAGGACAAGGTGGTGGTGGAGCGGGTGGTATGGTAACACAAACAATATCTGTTACTCCTGGCATAGTTAATGTTGTTGTTGGGGCTGGCGGTGGTCAATCAACTCGTGGTTTTAATAGTCAAACTAGTATATCTGGTGAAACTATAGCATTAGGTGGTGGTTCTGGAAATTCTGGTTCTGGAACAGAAACTGGTGGAAGTGGTGCTGGTCAAGGTAGAGCGGGTGGTGGTGCTGCCGGAACAGTTGGTCAAGGAAATAATGGTGGAAATGGTGCAAATTGTGGTTCCGTGACTGGTGGTGGCGGAGGCGGAGGTGCAGGGGCAGCAGGATCTAGTGCGCCAGGTTTCGGTGGTTGTCCAGGCTGTGGTGGCTGTAATGGTGGTGGTTCTGGAGCAGGCGGCGCAGGATTATCAAATTTATTAAGAGCAGACTCTTCAGTTTTTTATGCTGGTGGTGGTGGCGGCGGAGGAGGAAATGTTAGTGGTAATGGTGGTGAATCAGCTGGTGGTATTGGTGGCGGAGGAAATCCGGGCTCATCTCCGGGCAACGCAGACGGTGTTGAAAATACTGGTGGTGGTGGTCATGGTTCGGGAAGTGGTTCAAATGCTGGTCTTGGTGGCAGAGGAATAGTTGTTATCAGAGTACCGTTTCCTTTATAATATAGAGAGAGGTTTTATGGGACATTTTGCAAAAGTTATAGATAATAAAGTTGTTAATGTAATCGCAGCTGACCAGAAATTTATAGACCAGTATGATGATGGTCTTGGTGGTGAATGGATTAAGACTTCTTACAATACATGGGGTGGAAAACATTATGACCCTGTAACTGGTTTGGAAGATAGTAAACCCCATCTAAGATATAATTATGCTGGATACGATTATACATATGACCGAGAGAATGACGCGTTCATTCCTCCTAAACCATATCCAAGTTTTGTATTTAATGAAACAACATTTAGGTATGAACCCCCAATTACATACCCAACAGGATTTAAAGGTGGGCCTAATAGATTTATTTGGGATGAAGAAAGTGTAAGTTGGTTAGATATGTGGAGTACAGCACATTCTTTATCAAATTATAATTCAGATTCAAAATATTTTGATTCAACAGTCGTACAGTACGAAGACCCTAATTATTCTTTTGATGACAAACCTTATAGATGGTAATCTTTTTAAAATATAGGAAAACGCTATGGCCATAATAACAGTACAGATAACAGATACTTTTGAACAATGGAGATTAAAATCCAATTCTCTTGGCACAAATACAGGTGATCTAACTACTCTTAGTACTACAGATAAAACGAGTATTGTTGCAGCTGTTAATGAGATTTATAGTAATGACAGTGATGATATGGAAAGTTTGTTAGATGATACCTCACCACAATTAGGTGGTGATTTAGATTTATTTTCAAAAGATATTACTGGTACAGGCAATATTAATATCACGGGTAGTCTAACAGCTACATCTATTGCTGGTACAGTTTTGGGTGTTACACAGACTGCCAGTGATAACTCAACGAAACTTGCAACAACTGCTTATGTTGATGCACAGGTAGCAACAGAAAATACTTTAGATGAAATGGATGATACAACAATATCATCGCCTACTGACGGTCAAATATTAGTATATAATACAGCAACAACAAAATGGCTCAATGAAACATCTGCTGCTGCTACTACTGGATTTGCAGTAGCAATTGCAGTCGCATTGGGGTAGAATAAGTCTTATAAATAAATAAAAACATCATAGTTACCATGATTTTATGGTGAAATGGAGAGAGTTAGTATTATAAATATAGGTATATTAGAATGTTACCTCTGTCGTCAATAAAGGAACAAAACAATGGCAAATGATTTTACAAATGCACAAGAAGTTGGTGTAACAACCGTAAGGTCTATTTATACAGCACCAGCATTAAAAGCTAGTATCATACTTGAATTAGATATCTCAAATACAACAAATTCTGTCGTTACGGTTTCTGCTGAAGTAGTAGATGTATCTGCTAGTACGTCTGCTTATATTGTTAAAGATGCTCCAGTCTCAACGGGTGGTGCTCTACAAGTTGTTGCAGGTCAAAAAATTATCCTATTAGCGGGTGATAGTATTCGTGTAACTGCTTCAGGTGCTAGTGACGTTATTTGTTCGATTCTTGAAGATGTTAATTCCTGATAACCGATAACTATTGATAAATAATATAATAAAAAAGGTTAAATAGATGGCTTACATAGGTCGAGAGGTACAATACGGGGTATTTACAAAACAGACTATTACTGCTGATAGTGCTACAACTGACTTCACTTTAGGACACAGCGTTACATCTGCTAGTAGTTTGTTGGTTTCAGTTGGTGGTGTTATTCAAGAACCAGATATCGCATATTCAGCTACAGGAACATCGCTGGTTTTTATTACTGCACCTACTACGGGTGACATTGTATATATTATATATCTTGGAAGAGAATTGACAGTAGCTAATGCTCCTAGAGATAATATTACTTTTCAGACTGGTACTGGTGATGGAACAACGACACCAATTACATTGTCAACAGCTGTTCCTTCTGCTCAAAGTATTTTGGTTTCAATGGACGGTGTTACACAGGTGCCTGCTACGGATTATGGGGTCGTTGGAACAACACTGACTTTTACGACAGCACCAGCAGTTGGTGTAGTTATATTAATTTACCAATTAGGACTTACTTCTTATATCGGCACACCTAGTGACGGGACTGTTACTGATGTGAAGATAGCAGCAATGTCTGCATCGAAATTAACTGGAACAATTGCTGATTCTCAAATTGCGGCAATGGCGGCAACTAAACTAACTGGTACAATTGCTGATGCAAGAATATCCGAAAGCTCAGTCACTCAGCACGTTACAGCGACAGATTTAACCAACCTCGAATCAAGGTTGAAAACTTCTGAGTTAAGAATTGCGGGATTAAATGATGCTGGTATTAATAATTCTGAAGGTAGTTTCGCTGATGCGTATACGAATGAGACAGGGGTTGATACTGGTGCGAGTACTAATGAGAGCTATGATGCTGTTAATAATATTTATTCTATAGCTGCTAGCGCAAGTTTGGCGATTACATCCACGATGTCAAGTGCGACTGCACCTTCTGGAACCGTTAGCACGAATAGCGAACAGGCTCCTACATGGGCGGCTTGGAAGGTCTTTGATAAAGCAGCAGGGACTTGGTTCTCAAATGGAACTAACATTGTCTATATCCAATACGCTTTTAACAATGGGCTAACCACGAAAGTTATAGACAAGTACACCATAAAAGCTGGAACTGGTAGTGCTAACATACCTAAAGATTACTCCATTAAAGCCAGTAATACCGGATCGTTTTCAGGCGAGGAAATCACCCTTGACACACAGACAAGCCAAAGTTTTACCGCTTCCGAAACTAAAAGCTATAGTTTCGCTAATTCAACATCTTATATTTACTATCGTTTAGATATTACTGACAACGCTGGTGGAAGTGGCTCAACAGAAATTGATGAGCTTGAGTTTTTTGAAAAACAGTCCGTCTTGAATCTCACATTAATTTCAAACACCGTAACAGCGGAAACCGAACCTACAACAGTTGAAGTCCTACTGGTAAATCAACCTGTAGATACCGTTACTCTAAATACCGATCTGACTATGGAAGTCTCAATAGACGGAGGCGCAACTTACGATGCGGTGACTCTAGTCGATAAAGGTTTATTCGCTACAGGGCAAAACCTATTGAGAGGTAGTGCGGATGTGACGGCACGGACAGGGACATCAATTAAATACAGGTTGAAGACACTGAACACGAAAGAGCAAAACCAGATCGGGATTGTTTTAGCTTGGAGCTAATTACTAAAGGAGATATAGATGTCATATATAGGTAACGTACCAGCAGAAAAATATAATTCACTAACACAACAAACATTCAGTGCTCCGACAGGCACTAGCTTCGCACTGACTCAATCAGTGACAAATAGTGTAGACCTTGCATTATTCATTGACAATGTTCGTCAAGACCCTACTAGTTATACAGCATCAGGTACTACTTTAACAACTAGTACAATCAGCAGTCCAAGTACAATGTACTGTTTGTTTATTGGTAAATCAGTAGGGACTATATCTCCTCCTGTTGATAGTGTTGGAATTGCTCAATTAAGTGCGACTGGAACACCGAGTTCAGCATTGGCACTTAAAGGTGACAATACATGGGGAACAGCAGGTGGGCCAAGTCTTGGTTCAGATGCAATCATTCGTACTAATGGTAAGACTATCGCTAGTGATATAGTTTTTGCAGGCACAGAAAATGGTCTTACTATTGGGCCAGTAACAATTAATAGCGGAATAACAGTGACCGTTACAAGCGGTTCAACTTGGACTATCGTTTAAGAGGATAATATGGCTTCGACTATAAAAGTAGACACAATAACAACTCCAGATGGAAATGGAAATATTACGTTTAGTAGACCTATTGTAGGTGATGGTAGTAATTTAACTAACTTGCCTAGTGATATTACTAAGTCAGCATCTGACCCGACAATCTCAACTAATCCTTCTGGTGGTGTTGGTACAGTATTTCTAAACACAACGACAGGTGAGATGTTTTCATTAACGGATGCGACAGCCGGTGCAAATATTTGGACAAACACTGGTGATGGTACTGGACTGATATCAAACTTTACGGGGATGGTAGGAACTGGCGGCACAATTACTACTGATGGAAATTTCAAAGTTCATTCTTTTACATCGTCTGGTACTTTTGAAGTTACTACTCTTGGCAGTGAGGCAGTTGTCGAATATCTGGTTATCGCTGGAGGTGGTGGGGGAACTCGAAGGCCTACAGCTGGCGGCGATGGTGGTGCAGGAGCGGGTGGTTACTTAACAGCAACAGGATTTTCGGTGTTGGCTCAAACATATTCAATTACAGTTGGTGCAGGTGGTGTTGGTGCTTCAGGTGCTGTTGGTGGTACTGGGAATGACTCTGTTTTTAGTTCTATTACCTCTGATGGCGGTGGTGGTGGTGGTTACGGAGCAACTTCCTTGTTACTTTCGACAGGTGGTGCTGGAGGTTCTGGTGGCGGCAGTGGTTATCTAAATACAACCGCTGGTGGTGTAGGCACTGTAGGGCAGGGGAATAATGGTGGAGCAGGTTTGATGGTTGGTGGCGGGAGTTCGATCTCTGGCGGCGGAGGCGGCGGTGCTGGTGCTGTTGGTGCTGTTGGGGCAAGCCTTGCAAACGGAGGTGCTGGTGGTGCAGGATTGGCTTCCAGCATTACAGGCTCATCAATTTCGCGTGCAGGTGGCGGCGGAGGCGGTGCAGATAGTCGGAACGGTAATACAGGGGGAGTGGGTGGTACAGGAGGAGGCGGAGCTGGAAGTGGATCTGGTGGTGGTGCGGAGCCGGGAACAGTAAATACAGGTGGCGGGGCAGGAGCAGTTGGTTCTGGCGGAGAAGGCGCTCCTGAGAGTGGCGGGTCAGGCATAGTAATAATCAGATACCAATTTCAAGAATAACTAATAAATATAAAGAAGGATAAATTATGTCAGAACTTCTAACTAATAAAATTACACCAACAACTGGTACTGCTATAACGCTAGGTGACTCTGGTGATACTCTTACAGTACCAGTAGGTGCTACTTTAGCGGTAGCAGGTGCAGCTACTGTAGGAACCTCGTTAGCGGTAGCAGGAACATCTACGGTAGGAGGAGTATCTGTAGTTGCAACTGCTCCAGGCACATCAGGTAATGTTTTAACTAGCACTGGTTCTGCTTGGGCTAGTAGTGCAGTAGCTGCTGGGGGTAAGGTTTTGCAAGTTGTTCACACAGTAAAGACGGATACTTTTTCAACCTCCACTACTGGATCATGGGTAGATGTTACAGGGCTTACTGTCACTACTGGATCATTGGCAAGCACAGGGAGCAAAGTTCTGGTGCAGGTAACGATGAATGCAGGGTCAACTGCTGATTACGCCAATGCTAGAGTGGTTGATGGGTCTGGAAATTTTATTACAGGATTTGGTGGAGATGCGGCTGGGGGCAGACATAGAGCAAGTTTTGGCACATTTTATCGGGGGGCAGACGGTGGGGGGAATATCCAGCTTCGCATGGCTGTAAACTTATACGACAGCCCCGGCTCTACATCAGCCCAAACTTACAAAGTTCAGACTTATTCTAACGGAATTTTGTATATAAATCGTTCCGTCACTGATGCAGACAATACTTCCATTGGTCGCTCTGTTAGCACAATATCAGTTATGGAAATAGGAGTATAAACTATATTACAGCAATCGAAATCTCAGCTTAATTTTGAAAGGATAACAAATGACAGATATAATTTCAGCAATTTCGGCAATTAACCCAGACGCACAAGTGTCTGTTAACGGTGAAGACTATGAACAAATTACTTGGCATAACAACACAGCAGTAATAAGTAAGAGTGACATCGTAGCAAAACAAGCAGAACTCAAAACTGCTTATGATGCTCTAGATTACAGCAGAAAACGTAAGGTTGAGTATGATGCATTAAATCAATTAGAACTTATCTCTGACGATTCAGTTGCGGGTACAACAACACATAAAGATGCTGTTCTTGCGATCAAAGCTAAGTACCCAAAACCTGAATAACGATCTGAAAATAGTAAATAATAAAATATAAAGAAGGATAAATTATGTCAAGACTTCTAACAAATAAAATTTCAGCTGCATCTGGGACTACTATAACACTAGGTGATTCTGGAAATACCTTTGCAATACCAACAGGAGCTACTTTAACTATAGGTGGTGCATCACTAGCTACTAGTCCATTAAGTACAGCATTAGACGGACAAGATAATATTGTTTCAAAGATAAACTTAAAAGATTATGGTGAAGTTACAAATGCAATTGGTAGTACAGGTGGTGGTACTCAGGATATTGATTTAACTTTAGGGAATTCTGTCTCAGCCACTGTTGACACGAGCGCAAATACTTTCACATTCTCTAATCCGACAGTTTCAGATGAACTTTGTGGTTTTACATTGATGTTGACTAATGGTGGAGCGCAGACTGTAAACTGGCCTGCTACGGTAGACTGGGCGGCAGCAACGCCACCGACACTCACGGCAGCAGGTGTGGACTGTTTAGTTTTCTGGACAATCGATGGAGGCACTATTTGGAACGGTGCGCCCGTTGCTTTGACGTTATCATAATATGACTAATTTAAAACGAATGATGATGGGAGTAGCTAAAGGTGGGGGGGATCAGGTGATTGCTATGAGCAGTAATGACTGGGATTATACTTTTGCACAAAGTGAATGGCCTGCGGCTGGCAATGCGCTTGGCGATCATACATTAGGTGGATTTATTGATCCTACAGGGGGAGATTCTGCTCTATACTCCTTAATCACTTTTGATGGTGATTGCATTGTTAGTTTTATTGCAGCAGGCATAAACGATAATAATAATGGTGCTTGGGGATTCATGGCTATAGATGAAGACGATACAAGATCTGCATCTGACACTGGCAATATGAAGAACATGACCAACTCTTTTTGGTATGACGAGGCTAGCGCAAGCGGAAAAGATTTCTATATAGGAGGGTCAGCCGAAAGTGATGCCGAAACTTTTGCGGAAGGCGTTGAAGTTCGATGGGAAAGAGTTGCTGGAACAATAAAAGTTTACAAGGATGATGCACTTGTTCATACGTTTTCATCGACTTATTCAGGGACTATACGCTGGTGCTTTGCAGCACATGGTTCTCCTTTCGAACAAAACTATGACAATATCTTCTTCACCGACACTGATAAAATTCAGCGTGATGGATTCCTATATGGAGTAGATGTCTCTGGACAAGGCGTTGGTGATGGATGGGCAAACGGTAGAAACGTAGGGGCATTAATACCCTGCACAAGATCAGGCGAAGTTCAGACCATTCAGTTTATATCAGATAATATTACCGCTAATTGGACAGGGCATATAGAGGTTTGGACTTCCGATGGAACAAGTCCTGTAGCGCAGATTGGAGGAGATTCAGCCGGTGCAACGATAAGCACCACAGGCTTACAGTCAATTTCATGGGCATCTGATTTTCCTCCCGTTACTAAAGGTGCAAGCTATTGGTATATTTTTGTTGACACAGGCGGGTCAGGAAGGATTGCCATTGATGATATGAACCCTCTCGCAGGGATGGCCCAAGGAACAAACGACACGCTAACAAGCATGGCAGTTGGTGATGAGGCTAGAACGATGAGGCTTGACGTTGAAATAGATACTTCAGCCGGAGAACCAACACCTGACCACGACACTCTTTTGCTTATTCATTCTGATACTACTGATGCTAGTACTACTTTTGTTGACTCTAGTCAGACTGGGAGAACTATTACGGTAGCAGACAATGCTCAACATGATACTGCTCAAAAGAAGTTCGGGGCAAGTGCAATTTTATTTGACGGGACGGGTGATTATTTGACTTACCCTGATTCGCCCGATTGGAAGCCAGCAGCTATAACAATAGATTTGTGGATTAGATTAGACACTAATGGCATATCCCAGCCAATAATGGGCCAGTGGGGAGGGGGTGCTTCTTCTGCTCATGCTTGGTATCTTCATATCGGTGGGGGAAATACGATTGAATGGACTGTGAGTAATGGTAGTAGCTCTGTTACTTCCAGTAGCACGACTGCAATGAGTACAGGGACGTGGTATCACATTGCGGCTGTGTATAACTCTAATGGTGGAGGGTCTGGTATCTGGGTTAATGGAACCAGTGAGGCTACAAATTCATCGTTAGTGACAATTCAGGATTATGCGGAGGTTGTCAGGATCGGCACAGATTTCGCAAGTCGTTATTTTGACGGATGGATGGACGAAATAAGAATATCAAAAACGGCAAGATGGGAACCGGGCGTAGCCTTCACACCCCCTTCAGCACCTTACTCTTAGGAGACACAAATGGAATACTGTTTAGTAGAAGAGGGTCAGCTTATGCAAGGCCCACAACGATTACCAAAGAACTGGAAGAATGTTTCTGGTTTGAATTTAGGCACACAAGCAGAACTAAAAGAAAAAGGATGGCTTCCAGCTGTTCTAATACAGCCTACTTTTGATAAAGCTACACATAAAAGAGCAGCACGATCAGTAGTTATAGGTGCAGATGATGTCACGTTTACTTGGGCAACTGAAGCACTTAATGTATCTGACAAGTGGGAGAACTGGAAGAAGACTATGACCGAGAGTGATTTAGCGGGTGATGTAATGTCTAGAGAGTTTGAAGATCATCTTGAGTCTGACCATGGCGGACTAGCTACTAATGCGGCACAACAAGCTAAGTATGATGAGAAGAAAGCGAAACGAGCTTTGAAACCAGAAAAACCTGCTGACCCTGTATTACCCGAATAAATTAAGATAGATAATTACTAAGGATACCTAAATGGCAATATCAAAAATAACAATTAATTCATTAGAATCCCCTTTAAATTTACCTGCAAATAATTTAACTGGTACTATTGCAGATTCCCAAATTGCGACATTGGACGCCAGTAAACTAACTGGTACTTTGCCAGCTATTAGTGGTGCTTCTCTAACAGGCATTGAAACTTTTACTAAGTCAGCATCCGATCCGACAATCTCGACTAATCCTTCTGGTGGTGTTGGTACAACTTGGTTAAACACGACTACAGGTTCTATGTTTTCGTTAACAGACGCAACTGCTGGTGCGAATGTTTGGCTCAACACTGGAGATAGGACAGGTCAAATTCCTCCGATAGCTTGGTCAGTAGCCACTGGCGGAACAATTACTACAGACGGAAATTTCAAGGTTCACTCTTTTACTACATCAGGCACATTTGAGATCACCACCTTGGGGGATGATGCCATAGTGGAGTACCTGACAGTTGCTGGTGGGGCTGGTGGGTGTTATCAACATGGAGGTGGAGGTGGAGCAGGCGGTTATCGTACAGCCACAGGATTTTCAGTATCCGCATCAAGTTATACTATTACAGTTGGTGGTGGAGGAGCAGGTTCTGTTGCTATTGGTAATGGAGCAGGAAACCCCGGCGCAAGTGGGGGTGATAGTATTTTTAGTAGTATTACGTCCTCAGGTGGTGGTGGGGGAGCTTGTTATCGGGGGTCTTCTGCGGATGTTATAGGGGCTGCCGGGGGTTCAGGCGGTGGTGGTGGTAACAATACAGCTGCTAATGGGGCAACTCAAGCTGGCGGTGCAGGTAACACACCTTCCACTAGCCCTTCTCAAGGAAATGCTGGTGGATCTGGTCTAGGTTCTTCTGCCAATCGGGGCGGCGGTGGAGGAGGAGCAGGCGCAGCAGGGGAGTCCGCTCCTGATGTTTCTATTGGTGGGGCAGGCGGAGCAGGAGCTACTTCATCCATTACAGGTTCGGCAGTTACAAGGGCCGGAGGCGGCGGTGGAGGTAATAATGCTAACACCACCACTGCTGCTGGAGGAGCGGGTGGAGGAGGTAATGGCGGTGTTAGCACATCAATAGCGTCTGTAGCCGGAACAGCTAATACAGGTGGCGGAGGAGGTGGGGGTGGATCATGGACAGTCGCTTCCGTTGCTGGCGGCTCAGGTATAGTAATTATTCGATACCAATTTCAAGCAGCTTAAATAAATAAATAAACAGGAAAACTAAATGACAACTAAAGTCACTACAGATTTAATAACAAGTGTGGACGCAAGTAAACTGACAGGTACAATTGCAGATGCTAGATTCCCTGCTACTTTGCCAGCTATTAGCGGGGCTAGTTTGACAAACCTTCCCAGCGATATTACTAAACAATCTTCTGATCCTACAGTATCAACTAACCCTTCTGGTGGAGTGGGTAGCATTATCTTGAACACTTCCAACGGTAAGCTGTTTGTCCTCACTGATGCAACAGCTGGAGCCAATGTTTGGCAAGCTGCCGTATCTGGAAATATACCTGCCTTAACTTTGGCTACTGGTGGAACAGTCACTACTGATGGTGATTACAAGGTTCACACTTTTAATACTTCTAGTGATTTTATAGTTTCTCTTTCTGATGCCCCAGTAGAATACCTAGTTATTGCTGGTGCTGGCGGCGGCGGCGGTGATAATGGCGGCGGCGGCGGTGGAGCAGGAGGATATAGAACTGCCACAGCTTTTGCTGTTACGGCACAGACTTACGCTATAACTATTGGTGGTGGTGGTGCTGGCGGAGTAGGTGGTACCAATGGTGTAGCTGGCTCTGACAGCGTGTTTTCAACTGTCACCTCGGATGGCGGAGGCTATGGAGGCGGTGGTAACGGAGCAAGTGTTAGCCCGGAATCTGCCACTACTCGTGCAGGTGGTTCAGGTGGTGGTGGCGGTGCTTCAGGAGCGGAAGTAATAATTGGTGGTACGGCAACAGTAGGGCAGGGTAATGATGGTGGAGACACGGTCAATGCGTCAGGGTACCCGTCAGGTGGTGGTGGTGGCGCAGGGGCGGAAGGTGACGATGGCACGACAACAGAAGCTGGTGATGGTGGAGTGGGTTTGAGTTCTAGCATCACAGGTTCAGCCGTTTATAGGTCGGGTGGTGGCGGAGGTGGAGCTACAGGTTCAGGCGCAATTATTATTGGCGGTACTGGAGGCAATGGTGGGGGTGGGGCAGGCGGTATCCCTTCAGGTAATGGTAATGCAGGAACGGTAAACTCAGGCGGCGGTGGAGGAGGGGGTGGAGATAATAGCCCTTCTGCAAATGGAGCCGCTGGCGGCGCCGGAGTTGTAATTCTTCGATACAAATTTCAATAAAATAGAGATTTAATGCAATACATCTAAAGATGATACACTAGCAACAGTATCTAAATATGCCAATAACAATTGATGGAAATATTTCAAAGGAAAACTAATATGAGTCATTTCGCAGAAATCAATTCAGATAACATTGTACAAAGAGTAATAGTAGCAGAACAGAATTTCATCAACTCAGGAGCAGTAGGTGATAGTTTCAATTGGGTACAGACGAGTTACAATGGTAACTTCCGTAAGAATTATGCTGGTAATGGTTATACATACGATAAAACTAGAGATGCGTTTATTCCACCTAAACCATACCCTAGTTGGACTTTAGTGGAAGCTACTTGTCAGTGGGAATCACCAGTTGCATATCCTAGTGATGGTAAAAGGTATTCGTGGGATGAAGACCTGACTAACTGGGTCGAAGATCCAGACTTATAATATCAATTCCAATAAAACTCAATACATACAGTTAAAAGTTTATAAATACAAGTAATATAATCAACAATCATTGTTTAGGATAAAAATATGTCAACAACAACAAAATTGAATAATGATTTAAATGCTGGACAAGATTGGGTGACTACTCTTAATATATTAATAGCTGACGGTACTGCAAATAGAGATATCACTGGTTGTACACTTGTATCACAAATAAGAAGACATTGGAAATCTGTATCTTCAAAAACATCAGTTGGGATAATAGTTTTAGATGCTACAACCGGAAGTATACGAATGACGTTGACTGCTGCACAAACTACTTTATTAAAATCAGGTAAGTATGTTTATGATGTAGAAATGACAACACCTCCTACACTAACAGTTAAAGATGCGACAGGCACATTTATTACAGATGAAGTAATCACAGGTGCAACATCGGGTGCAACTGGAACAGTCATTGCTCATTCTCCTTTAACTAAAATTACCTATAATATTACATCAGGTACTTTTGCAGGAACAGAAACTATCAATGGTACTACATACAATACAACATTAGTTAGTAATGATGGACGGCCTATTGAGAGAGCTATAGAAGGTGTATTCACGGTTCAGCCAGAAGTGACAGTATAATGTCAATAAAAATAATTTCAGAAGACGGTACTTTCTAATATTAATTAAACTTAAAAACAACACTAGATTTAAGATTCACTGAAGGGGGATGGGGATTTTCCCTGTCCCCTTTTTTTTCCTTATAAATACATATAGGTAAAAGTTATGCAATTAGACCAAACTGCTGACCTAATTGAAAAATTAGGTGTACCAGTTGTAGGTTTATTATTGATTGGGTGGGGTTTTTGGAAAATTGTAAAATGGTTGCAAGATTCATTGACGAGCAAGATTGTTGGTCAAACGGAAATATTGATTCAACTCATTGACCGTATTCGAGTATTACAAACAGATATTTTAAAACTTGATACGATGGTAAGAACTAAATATGGATTAGATGTTGATGAGACTAGGATTGAAAGAGCAGATGAACCAGTTAGGAAAAAAAGAGGTAAATAACAACTTAATAATTATATATAGGAGTTGATGATATGAATGAAGCAGTAGAAGTAGACTGCCCAAAACCAAACAAAGTAAAAGAAAAAAAAGAATCACTTCTACAGAAACCTCAGATTGACCCAAGTATTTCTATTGAAAAAATACAAGGACAACTTGATTATGCCCAAAAGATTATCAATATTCTTCAAGTTAAAGTCAATGATGCCAATGGTGTGATTGTACAGTTAGAAGCAAGATTACAAATTGCTAACGAAGATAAAGAAAATATTTTGAAACAAGTAGAAAAAATGGGAATTTCTCCTGTTTAATTAAAAAAGGATAATAGTATGGCTGCTGTAACGACAAGACAAGGACTGATTGATTATTGTTTAAGAAGATTAGGTCAGCCTGTTGTTGAAATTAATGTAGATGAAGATCAACTTGAAGAAAGAGTTGATGATGCTTTAGAGTTTTTTCAGGAATATCATTTCGATGGTGTTGAAAAGGTTTTTCTAAAACATATTGTCACAACAGATGATATCACTAATGAATATATTCCTATGGGCGATCCTGTATCACCAGACGGTGGGCCTGTTATCAGTGTAGTCAGAGTTTTACCTATTCCTAGTTTTGATTCATTTCAAAGTGGATTCTTTAATGAAGAGTATCAGTTACGTTTGAATGACTTAAATAGTTTTTCTGGTTCTTCATTGATTCAATGGCAGATGACACAACAAAACTTTTCTTTAGTTGAAGATTTATTTTCTATTGCACCCACAATGCTTTTCAATAGAAAACAAAATAGAGTTTATTTAGAAACTGATTGGGCAACAAAGTTTGTGGCAGGTGATGTTATAATCATTGAAGCTTATAGATCACTTGACCCATCAACATACACAGAAGTTTATAACGATATGTTTCTGAAAAAGTATTGTACTGCTTTGATTAAAAGACAGTGGGGTGAAAACTTGAAAAAGTTTACAGGTGTTGTATTGCCCGGTGGCATCACACTTGACGGCAAGACAATATATGATGAAGCAATTCAAGAGATAGAAAAGATAGAAGAAGAAATGAGTCTAAGATACGAACTTCCAGCAGACGGATATGTAGGTTAATATGACAACTAATCATTTTTTTAAAAATTTCAATTCATTTCCACAACAAGAATTACTTAATAGTCTTACTAGAGAAGTAATTCAAATGAGTGGTCTTGATGTTTTATATTTACCTAGAAAAAATATAAAAAAAGATGACATACTAAACGAAGACCCTTTATCAAAATTTGAATCAGCATTTGAAATAGAAATGTATGTCAATGTACCAGATGGTTTTGGTGGTGTTGGTGATATCTCTACTAAGTTTGGACTTGATGTTCAAGATGAATTGATACTAATAGTGAATAAAGAAAGGTTCCTTAAAGAGACAGTATTGAGTGTTCCAAAAGAAGGAGACTTAATTTATTTTCCTTTGGATAAAAATATATTTGAAATCAAATTTGTTGAACACGAAAAACCATTTTACTCTATGGGAAAAAATACTGTATTTGAAATGACTTGTGAGAAATATGTATTCAGTGAAGAGAAATTTGAAATACCTATAGCTAGTAGTGGTGTAATATTTGATAAGTTTGAAAGAGAAAATGCTATCACTATACAAATCACTGTTGCAGCTGGTTCATCGGTTGTATATACTAAAGACGAAGAAGTTTATCAAGGTGTTAGTTTAGTAGGCTCAACTGCTAAAGGTATTGTTGCTGACTTTAATAGTACTACTAATATTATGAATATTTTTAATACTGTCGGCACATTTGCAACTGGTATAAATATTATTGGTGCTACAAGTGCAACAACAAGAAATGTTACGAAGGTTGATGACCAGACCATTTCTTCATCTGAATATTCAGATAACTCAACATACGAAACCGACGGCGACGGAATATTAGACTTCAGTGAAGTCGATCCGTGGAGTGAGGGAGACTTATAATGTTCGGAAATTACTTTTACAATAAAAATATCAGAAATATAATTATATTATTTGGAACAGTATTCAATGATGTCAGTGTAAGACGGACAACTGCCGCAGGTGTTATTGATAAACAATTCAAGGTTCCTATTGCGTATGGCCCAGCAGAAAAGTATTTAACAATGATAGACCAAGGGCGACTTAGTACAACTAATTCAAAGTCAGCAATAACATTACCAAGGATGTCATTTGAAATTTCAACAATGACATATGATGCTACTAGAAAATTACAAACTAAGAAAAGATTTAGAGAAGCAAAACCATTAGGAACAATTGATAGTATTGATGTAATAAATGGAGGTAGTGGTTACACATCCGTTCCTACAGTAACCGTTGTAGCACCAGTAAGTGGTATTACTGCGACAGCAACAGCAGTACTTGGAACAGTTGCAAATGGTACTTCCGACCAAGTTGTTAGTATATCACTGACATTATCCGGCAGTGGTTATACTACACGACCTAATGTTACTATTACAGGTGGTGGTGGAACGAAGGCGACTGCATCTGCAAACTTAGATGCAAACACTTCTACAGTAGTTACTGCTTATACTCCTGTTCCTTATAACTTTGATATTGAACTTTCTATCATGGTTAAGAATAGTGATGATGGAGCACAAATCTTAGAACAGATTTTACCATACTTCACTCCAGAGTATCATGTTACTCTAAATGAAATGAGTACACTTGGAGTTAAGAGAGATATACCAATCATAATGAATGCTATGAGTACAGAAGATACTTATGAAGGTGACTTTATTTCCAGAAGAGCTCTGATACATACTTTGTCCTTTACAGTGCAGGGTTATATTTATGGGCCTACTCAAGATATTGGTATTATCCGTGAAATAGATGCTAATGCTGGAACGAGTTTTAATGGTATAGATGAACAACTAACTAATATTGATATAAAACCAGACCCATTAACAGCTGACCCTGATGACGATTTTGGTACTACAACAACTGTAACAGATTTATAATTTATGAAAAAGAATATAGTGAAAAAATTAAATGATGTTTTAGATATTGCTGGTGATATTATTGATATCGAGATGCCAGAAGAGAAAAAAGAAACAGCACCGTCTGTAACCGTTGGTATGACTGACTTAACGAGTGACTATGATTTTTCAAGAGATCAGTATCATAACCTTATTGAAAAAGGTAATGATGCTCTTGAAGAACTTTTGTCAATTGCAAAGGAAGGTGAACAGCCAAGAGCATTTGAAGTTGCAGTTCAAATGATTAATTCTTTAACTGCTACCACAAAAGAACTTTTAGTTTTACAGAAAACAAAGAAAGAAGTTGAAGACAGTAGAACACCAGTAAAGAATGAAAATAATCTTTTTGTTGGAAGCACTAAAGAACTTCAAGAACTTTTAGAAATGAAAAAAAATAAAAAATAATTTATGACAGATTCATATTTAGGAAACAACCTTCTTAAAGGTTGTGGTATCCCACATAAGTTTAAGAAGAAAGAAATTGAAGAATACATTAAGTGTTCTAATGACCCGATTTACTTTTTGGAAAACTATGTGCAAATCGTTCACGTTGATGAAGGATTAATTCCTTTCAATCTGTATGATTTCCAGAAAAAGTTAATAGAGACAATAAC